ATATTATACCTTATATACTTTATAATTTATTGGAGGTAGTTATTATGGCTACAGTTACGATTTATTTGAACAAAGAAATTAAAGGCAAGTTGGATGACATCATGGCGAAAGAGGAGGAGAACATCAGTAGAACCATACAAAAGTGTATTAGGCATTATCATCGCAGTTCCTGCGTAGCAGATGATGGTATGGTGAGAAATACGTAAGTAAGTGTTATGAATGAAGATGTAGGTGTTGTATAGATGTATTACCTGTGTCAGATGTAATAGCAGTAAGTTTAGATAGCATGATTTAATTTTCTTTACCCGGCGGGCAAAAAATAAAAGGAGGTATTAATAAGTGGAACTAATAAAAGACAATATTTATAGGTGTAGGGACGACAGAGGGGTATATAGATATTATGTTTTGTTGAGGTGTATTTGTGGTAATTATTACTTTGCTTGTAAGTATAAACCAGCAAAGCTGTGCGCTAGTTGTAGTGTAGGTATGCCAGGACGTCCTACAGGGTATAAGATGAGTAAAGAGTCAAGAAGAAAAACATCTCGTAGTCTTAGGGGTACTGTAAGGCCGGTAGAAGTAAAAAATAAGATAAGAGATGGTGTTAATAGGGCGTATGCAGAAGGTATATTTTCCCCCGGCTTCAAAGCTGGTGAGGAGCATCCAGGGTATAAACACGGGTGTAATTTGGTTAATAGTGCGGAGTACAGGAAGTTTAGAGGTATTTGGAATAGGTGCTATAACAAAAATGATAAGGACTACAAGTATTACGGTGCGAAAGGTATAGGTATTTGTAAGGAGTGGTTAGACGACTTTACAAAGTTTTCCGAGTTCTTAGTGCGGAATGGTTATAAATCTGGCAAAGCTGTGCACCGCACAGACCCTCTGGGTAACTACACGCCTGACAATGTTGTTATACTTGACCCATCAACACATAGCAGACTACATTGGATTATGAGGAGTTATAGAGATGACAAAACTATACGAGATTAGATTTTATTGTAATGATTACAAGATGTTAGTAGCGTGCGATGGTTATGATATTGATAATAACACATACCGATTTTTACAAAACGATTGTCTAAACCAATACATAATATTACGATTACATTGTGATGAGTGCGATGTAAATTTTATAGAAGATATTAAGGAGGACTAAAATGACAGACACGGCAAGTTTGATGGTAGAGCTAAAAAAATTAAGAGAAGCAGATGTTAATAATTACGATGAGTGGGGGGAGCGATCGAAAGAAAATAAAAATAATCTTACAACAAAACCACAACCTAAAAAAGCAGTTAAAGACTACACTAACAAAAAATATGAGCAAAGATTGTCAAAAGGCACTATAACAAGTACTAAGTATATGCAAGTATTCAGAGGTCCTAAAACAGTATATGATTTTTTATGGGCACATATTGTTAGGGGTGATATGACAAATGATAAACTAAATATTAAAGCTAAGTATTATAACAAAAATAAATTAGCATGTAGTTACCCTACTAGTGTTATAGCAAATGCATGTGGTCTAGACATTAAAACAGTAAAAAACTATATTAATATTTTGCTTCGGGCCGGATTTATAAAAAAAGAACAAATTAAAATTAATAAAATAATCAGTCAAAATATATATATATTAGGCGAGTGGCGAATAAAAGATAGCGTGTTGGAAGAAACACTTTACGTAAATGAGGTATGCGAAAAATAGTTTTACGGGGGGAAAAATTGGGCCACGTAAGTAGGGAAAAATTGGGCCACGCTACGGGGGGAAAAATTGGGCCAATAGAATAAACAAATAGAATAAACAAAGAATAAAGCTTTTGTTTTATAATAGTTATTAGATAAGTAGTTGAAGAACAAAAACTAGCAGTCTGGTAATACTAAAGCGAAACAGTTTTGTAAGAATGGGGCTCTGCCCCAAAACCCCGTGGGGGGATGTTATCCCCCTCAACCCCCCGCTATTTCTCACAAATAGTTTGTTTATATTTCCGGGCGACGCGCGGCGAGCCTAGCTGGACGTACTGCTTAAACCCATACCTACCTATACCTCAATCTCTTATCGTCGATTGTGGGCTAAATTTGGAAGCCTAGTGACTATTATTACGTAATAGTTATATAGTATATTACTAGTAGTTCTTCAACTATTTTTATCTAGCAATACTACAAGTTATTTACTTATTAGTATTACTAGTAAGTATCTTACTAGTATTCTTATAGTATCATGGCCTAGGTATATATAGGGTCAGAAATACGAAGATCAGACAAATTATTTTTAGTGTTGTGTCGATTCTTTGTAAGTAGTGGATATGACTATAAATATATTTTTAATAATTTAACCCAGCCAGTCGAAAATTTTACTTATTAAATAATTATCTAACCTGCCTATCTTATAGAGGGGAACTGCTGTCCCCTCTATGACCTCCTTTTCCTTTATGGCTGTCGTGCTGATAGGTAGCCGGGTAACCCTGCTCGGCTACCAAACAAATTTATCAAAGGAGTAGATATGGAAGATATACAACATGAATTGAAAATAGAAGCCGAAGAACGATATCCAAATGATACCAACAGACAAGAACAGTATATATTAACAATAATAAGAAAATTGGAAGAACAAGAAAAAAGAAAAAAGGGTAGGTAATGTCTAACGTAGAATCAAAAGTAGAAGAACCACGACCAGTTATAGGTAGGCCTAAACACACATCTACGCGTGGTGTGTTAGCGCTAATAAGGTCATATGCTGACAAAGAGGTAACCCCAGAATATGTTAGACGTGAGCTAGTAAATATTTATAGTAAGCTGCACGCAGACAAGGACATAAAGTTTTTGGAAGAAGTATTGGAGGAGAAGTGGTATATTAGTGATGACTTAATTAATTGGGTACAAACTTATGGTGTAGTAGAAAAAGAAATAGACATACTAGGCAGGAAGATATTTGAATTGGTGCTTGGCAGAATTAAGAAATCAGTAGCGGCCAGTGAATTACCACAGACCATAGCTAAGTTTTTGCTAACAGCTGATTATAACTACGACAAGAGAGGTACGGGATTAACGGGTAAATCGACTACCAGTATCGCAAAGAGTGCTAGCTTAGATGTTCTATTGGATAAATTAGGATCGATGACTGGTGACCCCGAGGAGGACGTTTAAAGTGCTATCTCTACAAGAGACGGTAAGACTATACGCTAATTTAATACAAGAATTAACAGATGATGAGTATAAAGATGCTGCTAGTAGGTTATGTAAGATAGATTTATTTTTTTTACTGACGCAAGTATTAGGACGCCGTGACTTGATAAATCAGTGGTATTATGACAGATGCAGAGAATTTGAAGCAGCTCCTGATGGATATTTAGATCTATGGAGCAGGGGCTCGGGGAAATCAAGTATTATTACCTTTGGTGCTACGATACAGGAGATACTGAAGAATCCTGAAATTACTATAGGTATATTTAGCATAACCAGATCAATAGCAACTAAGTTTGTAGAACAATTAAAACTAGAGATGGAAGGTAATAAGTTTTTAGTTGAGCTGTATCCAGATATTTTTGAAGATAATGCTAACATGTATAAGAGGTGGTCATCTGAAAAGGGATTGTTGATAAAGAGGCAGAGCAACCCAAAAGAAGCAACCGTAGAGGCGTGTGGTTTGATAGAGGGTATGCCTACCGGACGACACTATCAGTTATTAATCTATGATGATTGTGCGACTGAAAGAAGTGTTAGTACTGCAGATATGAACCAAAAGACTTTGTCGCAATGGGAATTGTCTCTTAACTTATGCGATCCTCATAATCACAGGTTTAGGTATATCGGGACCCGGTATGCTAAAGGAGATTTGTATGAGGAGATTATGGATAGGGGTGCTGCTATACCACGTATTAGAGTAGCGGTTAATCCAGATGGGTCTAGTATATTGTGGGATGAGGCTTATATTAAACAAAGACGTGCTGAAATGGGTAGTAGGACATGGGCATCTCAGATATTACAAGATCCGTCGGGCGAAGGTAATGCTGATTTTTCCACTGATTGGATTAGATATTATACAAAATCATCTGGTTGGGGTAGGATGAATAGATATATATTAGTTGATCCTGCCAGTACAAAAAGTAAAAGAGCTGACTACACGTGTATGATAGTATTTGGTGTAGGCGCTGATGATAATTATTATATAATAGATATTATTAGAGATAAGTTAAATTTAACTGAGCGTGCTAAAACACTATTTGACTTAGTTTATAAATATAAACCAATACGAGTTGGGTATGAAAAGTATGGAATGAATACTGACATTGACCACATAAAATACATGATGACGCAAGAGCAGTTTCATTTTCCTATAGTACCATTAGGTGGGACAGTGCTTAATAAAGAGGATAGGATTAGACGATTAATACCATTGTTTGAACAGGGTAGAATATATATACCTATGCGTGGTGAAATAAAACACACTAACTATAATCAACAGGTTTATGATCCTTTGATATCATTTTTGGAAGAGTACGAATCCTTTCCATTTTCCGCTCATGATGATGTTATGGACGCGTTGAGTAGGATGGTTGATAAAGATATGAATGTTAGACGACCATCTGATAATGTAAATAATAGAGTTAAAAAGTATGGTGATTATAAAGTACTTGGGAGATAGATAAATGGCAACTACTAGAAGATTAGGTTTGACAGATGAAGAAGCTAGAGAGGCAGGGCTACGTTGGGATAATGTGCGTAATACTTGGGTACCGGTAGGTAGTAATCAGTATGGTATGACAGCCGAACATGCGCTTGCGCTTGGTTATCCTGCTACAGCTTTTGGTCCTGGTGGTATTATGCAGATGACTGGTTATGATATTAATGCCCTTAATCAAATAATACAAGCTCAATCAGCTGCTAATTTTGCTGCGGACTATTCGCCGGGTGGGGCATATTATAGACCTACTCCTACTGCTACGGCATCAACACCTGCTACTACTAGTACGAGTCCTACATTAACTGGTGGAGCATCACAGCTTAAACCAGCAACAATAGTTGGTACAGATGTAACAAATCCACAAGGTAATTGGTTTGGCGAGCTAAAAGACATAGCTAAGGGAGCATCGTCTGGGGCTTCTGCTGGTGCTTTGCTTGGTCCAGTAGGTGCTTTAGCTGGTGCTATTGTTGGTGGTGTGGTTAATAGTTTGATAGGTCCTAACCGTTTGCCGGGCGCACAGACTGTGCCTGACACTGGGTCAGCTGCTAGATTAGCTGGACCTGCTGGTATGGGTGGAGCTGCTCAATTGAGTCCAGTAGTGGAAGTTGGTACAGATCAGTTTTGGGGACCTTTAGAATCAGTAGATGCTTCATCTCTTGCTGGTAAAAATCTATCGCCTATAATTACTCCTGAGATAGCCGCTGCTGAAAAAGCTGCGTTACAAAAAGCTGTAATTTCTGGACCTGTTGTAACACGTGACACTGATCCATTTTGGGGACCTTTGGAACTAGTAGATGCTTCATCTCTTGCTGGTAAAAATCTACCGCCTATAATTACTCCTGAGATAGCCGCTGAGGAAAAGGCCGAGGTGCAAAAAGCGCTGGAGGCCGGACCTGTTGTAACACGTGATACTGAGCCTATTGTGCCTGATTTAGCGGCTGGGTTAGCTGGGCCTGCTGGTATTGGCGGAGCATCACAGCTTAAACCAGTGGAAGTAGTTAATCCCATGGATTACTTTGGCAAGGGTTTGGATTTTAATATACCGCCTTATAATTATGTACCGACTATTATTCCTCCTACTCCTCCTGCTACGCCGGCTGAGCCGCCGCCGGAAAGAATACCTGGTGTTGTAACGCCGGCTGAGAAGAGAAGCGGTAAAGGTAAAGTAACTCCAGCTGATGTAAGACACAGAGTTAATCGACGTAGTTTATTTTATGGAGGCGGTAGTGGTGCTGGTGATGTGTATATACCGACATTGATAGGATACTAATATGACAGATGATAAAGCAAAATCAATAATACAATATCTAGGCAAGCTGGAATCAGATAGAAGTAATTGGCACACAGTGTGGCAGGAGATAAATGATTACATGCTACCTAACAAACAGTCAATAACGTATGGTGGATTATCTGGACAACAACGTTATGATAATATATTTGACTCTATCGCTACCAAATCAATACAAAGACTAGCTGCATCTCTTGGAGCTTTGCTAACCAATCCAGCATCTAATTGGCTGGGAGTCGAAACAGATGATGAGATGATTAATAGTATGGATGAAGCGCAAGAATATTTTGACATAATAGTGCGTAAGATGATGCGGTGCTTAGACAACAGTAATTTTTATACAGAGGTTAATAGGATGTATATTGACCTTGTGGCTTATGGTACTGGCGTATTGTATGTTGAGCCTAGCAAAAGTATAGACAGGGAATTAAGATTTTCAGCGCGCGGGGTAAGAGAAGTATTTCTGTCAGAAAACAACGAAGGTATAGTAGATGTAGCTATAAGAAAGTTTGAAATGACAGCTAGACAAATAATAGAAGAGTTTGGTATTGATAAAGTATCAGATAGACTAAAAGATATATATGAAAAAACACCAGAAGAGAGTGTAGTTATAGTTCATTCAGTTCGTCCTAGACAAAATAGATCCAGAAATAAAAGAAATAAACAAAACAAAAGATATGAATCAGTTTGGCTAGAGCATAATACTAATCACATATTACGCGAGGGTGGGTATGATGTATTTCCATATGTAGTAGCAAGATGGAATAAAGAGACTGGTGAGATATATGGTAGAAGCCCAGCAATGGACGCTTTGCCTGAAGTTAAAACAATTCACGAAGTTATGAAAGTATTAATTAAAACAGGACAACGTATAGCTGATCCTATAATGATGGTTCCTGATGATAGTTTTTCGGACATTACTGGAGAGCCTGGACAAATAGTGGCGTATGACCCAACGACTAATGCTAGGATAGAACCAGTTGCGTTTGGAGCTAATTTGCCTTTTACGTTTGAGATTCGTAATGATATAAGGGAATCAATCAAAGATTGTTTTTATAGCAATCAAATGACTATACCTACTGGTAATAGAGAAAGAGTTACGGCAGAAGAGATAAGAGCAAAACAAGCTGAGAGTGCTAGGATACTTGGTCCGACGTTTGGTACGCTAAACTACGAATTTTTGGTGCCGCTAGTGCATAGGATATATGACATATTGCTTGGAGTTATGACAGTAAATGGAGAGCCGTTATTACCTCCACCACCTAGTTTTTTAGTCGATCGAAATCTTAAACTTAAGTTCTTGTCTCCTTTGGCTAAGTCACAGAGAAGTCATGAGTTACAATCGATCGAATACTCTATAGCGCTAATAACGCAGTTAGCACAATTAGTACCAGACGTAATAGATAATTTAGATACTGATCGAATATTTAGAGTGGGCGCTGATATATCAGGTAGTCCAGCGGTAATATTAAAACCGATCGAACAAGTATTAGAGATAAGAGAACAAAGAGCGCAACAGATGGAACAAGAAAGACAAATGGCTTTAGCACAACAAGCCGCTGGAACTATTAAGGACGTGTCACAAATACCACAGGAGTAAAAAATGAGATCAAGAAATGAAGAAGCTAGAGAAAAGAATTTAATTGAGATGAAAGATTTGTTAGGGGCTTATAAATATATATTTAATACACCAGAAGGACAGAAAGTATTGTCTGATTTAGAAAAGAAGTGTTATTATAATCAATGTACAATGGAATTAGGTTTAGATATTAATAGTATGGTTTTTAGAGAAGGACGAAGATCAATATATTTATATCTAAAACAGATGATGGAAAGAGAAATTAGATCCTAAATAATCCTGTATAACAGGCAATCTACTTGGTAGATCTGTTTAGGACAATTATATTGGAGGCTGATAAGATGTCAGAACTTTTTAAAGAAGATGGAAGTTTAGATATTGATTTACTTGGTGAGAATCACAAAGAAGCTATTGCGAAGTATGTGAATGATAATTATAGGGATTTTTTACCGGAAGATGCAGCTACAAGTGCTCCTATGGCACCTATAAAAGATTTACAAAGTTTGGCTAAATCATATTTGAATGCCCAAGAATTGATAGGTAAAAAAGGAATTATAAAACCACAGGACAATGACCCAGATGATAAATGGGATAATTATTTTAGAGAACTAGGAAGACCAGACAGTGTAGATGGGTATGAGTATGATAAGGTTGAGGGGTTTGATAATGAGGAGTTTGTAAAAGGTTTTTCAGAAGCTGCTCACACAGCTGGTTTAACAAACAAACAAGCTAAAACAGCGTTAAGATTTATACAGGATAGGTACGTAAATGAAGTTACTAAATATAATAATGATTATAAAACAAAGATGGAAAAAGATTGGGCTGATGTTCAAAGAGAGTTTGGCGATAAGTTTGAAATTAATCAAAAGAAAGTAAATGCACTTATAGCTAAATTTGGAGACGCTGATCTACAAGCACATATTAGATCGTCTGGTATTGGCAGAGATGCTAAACTGTTTAAATTCTTGTCTGGTTTAGCTGATAATTTTAATGAAGACATGATAGGGGATATTGACGGTAGTTCTAACGTTTATACTCCTAGAGAAGCCATGTCTAAAGCTAATGATATTATGACTAACAAAAATAATTCGTTGTATGAAGCGTATTATAGCGCAGAGCATCCGCGGCACAAAGAAGCAATGGATGAAGTACTGCGATTGTATAAAATGGCTGATAGTAAAAAATAGATAATCCAATAGGACCTATTAAGCTATTAACCGATTGATGGACAATCCTGTATAGGACCCAACTTGCTTTACCTATTGACAGATAAACCCTGCATGGATAATTTATTTGGATATAGATTATAATTAAAACAATTAAATAATGGGAGAAATAAAAAATGACTACACCTGATCAGCATTATGTTAATCTATATAATTCAAACGTTGAATTGCTTGCTATGCAGACTGATAATAGGTTGAGCAGAGCAGTAAGAAATGAAACACAGGAAGGCGAGTATGCTTTTTTCAATCAAGTTGGATCTATTGGTTATACTACAGTTAGTGGTTCTGCTGCATCTACTATACTAAATGATCCTACTCATTATAGGAGACGTGTAGGTTTGGCTCGCTATACTATTGTTCCGTACCTCGATAAGGCTGACGAGGTTAAAATGGGATGGGCAGATCCTACATCTACATATGTACAATCATCTGCTGCTACACTTAATAGACTTCTTGACGATGTAATTATAGCAGCTATTGATGGTACTGCATTTACTGATCAAACAGGCTCTACATCAACATCGTATGATACTAGTAACGACATTACTGTGTCAGGCGTATTGACAGTTGATGCGATCGCAGAGGCTGCTAAAGTGTTGAATGCCAATGAAGTACCGACTAATGATCGTTATATAGCATTGTGTGCGGCTGATATCCAGTCACTGTTGTCTGATGATAATCTCACTAGTTCAGATTTTAATACACTCAAACCTCTTGTTAGTGGTCAGATAGGTTACTACATGGGCTTTACATTTATCCACAGTGAGAGGCTTGGTACAACTGGAGGGGCCAATAAAATATTCTTCTGGCAGAAGAACGGACTGCTTCTGTCGAAGGGTGCAGGTCCATCAGGCATGTTTACGAGGGTAGATGAGAGGAAAGACTTAAACTACACAAAACAGTTATTTACAAACGTGATGTGTGGAGCTACACGTATGCAAGAGGCTATGGTAGGGAGAATTCTTAGAACTCCAGCTGCATAGTTTTAAAAGGTACCGACGGGTAGAAATGGGGAAGTGCCTATTTCACTTCCCCGCCTAAGATCTAAATAGGAGAATATTGTTGGGTAAATTAGTAGATTTAGTAGGCAAAGTATTTGGAAGACTACATGTGATAAAGTTTGTAGGTATGAGTAAGCATCACAAATCTATATTTTTATGTAAGTGTAGTTGTGGTAAGGAAAAAGAAATACTAAGTAATAGTTTGCTGTCTGGTAGAACTGTATCTTGTGGATGTTACAATAGAGAAATTATTACATCAGAAGCTCACATAAAAAAACTTACTAGTAATAATTCTGGAAAGAATAATGGTATGTATGGAAAACATCACACAGATAAAGTTAAAGCTACATTATCTAGAATAGCATCTAAAAGGGTAGGTGAATTAGCTCCTAATTACAAAGATGGTAGATGCTACGAAAGAGTAAGTAAGCGATTACGACCAGAGTATGTAACATGGAGAGCACGGGTGTTTGAAAGAGATAATTTTACGTGTTATAAGTGTAAGCAATATGGTGGTGATATGCGCGCGCACCACATAGAGTCTTATAACAATAACCCAGAATTACGTACTGTTGTATGTAATGGTATAACACTATGTCTAGATTGTCATAATGATTTTCACAATAAGTATGGTTACGGAAATAATACTAAGGAACAATTTAATAACTTCGGAGGAGAGTAATGGCTAGTAAAGTATCTATAATTAATTCAGCCCTAATACGATTAGGCGCTAATATGATAACTAGTTTGACAGAGGACAGCGAGGAGGCTAGGCTTGCTAATTCTATATTCAACGAAAGCCTTGATTATTTGTTACAGCTATACCCGTGGTCATTCGCGCTAGAAGAAACAGACCTAGCTGAAAGTGCTGCTCCTCCTATTTATTCTTATACGTTTGCGTATCAATTACCGGTATTACCTTATTGTCTTCAAGTCGTAGAAGTGCAATATAATATCCCGTATGAAATAAAAGGTAGGTTTTTATATACAAATTGGAATGATGTTAATATAACCTATATAAAAAGAATAGCTGATATGAATGATTTGTCTGCTGCTTTTGTACAAGCCTTTTCTTTTTATTTAGCTTCTCAATTGGCTGTTCCTCTTACACATGATAGAGGCGTGGCAGATTCTATGGAAAATAAATTCCAACTATCTTTTCAGAAAGCCAAGACTAGAGATACTCAACAAAATAAGTATAAGCTATCTGCTAATGGATCTTGGTTGAACGTTAGGAGAAGTTAGTATGTCAAAAGTTAATCCACTTATATGTGATTTTTCTGCTGGTGAGTTGTCTCCAAAGATGGATGCTAGAGCTGACTCAGAGATATACGCCAAAGGATGCAAAAAACTAGAGAATTTTTATGTGTATGTACATGGCGGGGTTCAGAAAAGACCCGGCACAAGATATGTAGCTACTGTTAAGTATCCTGATAAAGATACCAGAATACTTTCATACATATATGGTGAGAGTATTGCGTATGTATTAGAATTTGGTGATCACTATATGAGAGTATATACTAATGGAGGACAAGTACAAGTAGGCGGAGCTCCGTACGAAATAGTAACACCATATGCATATTCTGATGTTTGGGATATTAAGTTTGTACAAAGCGCTGATGTTATGTATATGGTTCATCCAGACTACGCGCCTCAAAAACTAATAAGGTATGCTGATGATTCATGGACTATGGCTGCTGTTGGTTTTGTTAATGGTCCATTTATGGATGAGAATATTCAATCAAGTTATGTATTAACAGCTACAGCTGTTACTGGTAATATTACTGTAACTGCTACTGGTTTTGCTCCATTTAGTGCTGGTCATGTAGGCTCTATTTGGAGAATGAAAGGCAACATAAGAAATTCAGCTGAAATAAATATAGATGATTCATGGACAGACAGTGTTGAGGCTGATAGAAATGAAAGTATTTTTATTGAGCTAGGCGGTGTTTGGGAAGGTACTGTAACGCTACAAAGGTCTGCGAATGATGGTGCTACGTGGGAAGATGTGTATGTATATAAAGATAATATAAATACTACACACACAGAATACGAAGATGATATTATTTATAGATTAGGTATTAAATCTGGAGACTATACTAGTGGAACTGCTTCATTGACTTTAGGCAAATTAAATCAGTATGGTTATTTTAAAATAACTAATTACACATCAACGACACAAGTTACTGGTACTGTTCAAAAGGTACTGCCTACTGTTAGCACAAGTAAATGGACAGAGGGTGCTTGGAGCGGTGTCAATGGTTATCCTAGAGCCGTCGCGTTTTTTGAAGAGAAATTGATATTTGCTGGTACATACGCTGAGCCACAAACTTTATGGTTCTCTCAAACAGATGATTATGAAAACTTTGAGACTGGTGTAACATTGGCAGATGCTTTGGTTATAACGCTTGCTAGTAATAATATTAATACAATACAGTGGTTATTGGATAGTCAAAGTACTTTACATATAGGAACTATAGGTTCTGAGTGGCATTTGGAGACCACTGATACACCTCCTTTTGTTAATGCTTATAAACAATCTTCGTTTGGTTCTAATTTTATACAGAGTATTCCAGTAGGTCAGTTAATATTATACATACAAAAAGGCGGGAAGAAATTAAGACAAAGATATTATTCATATGAACCTGACACATGGATATCGAACGAAATATCTTTAATAAGTGAGCATATGTTCAAAGCTGGTATATATGATTTAACATATATAGATGACCCTGAACCAATGGTGTTAATGACTAGAGCAGATGGTGTAATTGTTGGATGTACTTTTGATACAGTTAATAAAGTAATAGCATACTTTACATGGACTACTGATGGGGCTTATCAAAGTGTAACTAGTATCCCTGGTGCAACTAGGGATGAGGTGTGGGCTATAGTTAGTAGGTATAATAAAAATGGTGTTACTCAATTTATAGAACAATTTCAGCCAAACGACTGGAATGCGTTAGAGGATGCTTGGTATTTAGATAGTGCTCTTACATATGATGGAGAGTTTTCTACTACTTTTAGCGGCATTGATCACTTGGAGGGTTTGTATATTACACCAACAGCAGGTGGTGCAGTATTACCCGAAGTGCTTGTTGTGAGTGGTACGTTTGTATTAGAAGATGCGTATGCTCATGTAATAGCTGGGCTACCTTATGCTGCTACTTTACAGACTATGAGTTTAGAAGCTGGTGCTGATTTTGGAACTGCTCAGACTAGACATAAAGCTATTAGTAGATTATCTGCTAGACTATATAAAACACTAGGATTAAAACTTGGTGTTAATACAAATATTTTAGACATTGTTCCATTTAGAAATTCTAGTGATCCTATGGGATTACCACCAGCATTATTTACTGGAGATAAAGCGATAGAATTTCCATATGGTTATGATAGATATATAACTATATGTGCTGTTAGTGATCAACCTACTCCGTGTAGTATATTAGCATTAGTGCCAAGTGTTTCTACTAAAGATTATTAAGGAGAAAAACTATGAGTTGGGGATGGATATGGGATGTTATTAATACTGGCGCCGGGCTATATAATTCTTATAGACAGTCTGAAGATATTAAAAAGGCTGGTACTAGAGAATCAGAAGAAGTACAGCGAGTAGCCGAAGATAACAAAGCTATAAGTTTATACGATGCTGATGTAGTAGAGAAGTCTGCTAGAGAGCAAGCGTATAGAAATGGTATTGAGCTTATGATCGAAACTCGTAATATGAAACAATACATGGGCGCACTAAAAGCATCTATGGCTAAAAGTGGTGTATCATTAAGTAGCGGTACCCCTGTAGACATTGAAGTATATAGTCAGCAAAGCTTCATACAAGATCTAGAAATGATTAAATATAATGGTAAGAAAGCTGAGGAGAAGCAAAGAGAACTAGCTGAGAGGTATAGGTTGTTGGCTGATAAGGGTATGCGTGATAGCGCTGTGTGGGCAGCTACTATATTAGACACTGCTAAAGATAAGTCAAATTCTACATTGATATATGGTATTACTAATGCTCTTGCTAAACTTAGTCAAGCTTTCGAGGAGAAATAACAAATGAAATTCGGACGCTCTAATATTCAACCATACGAAAGACAAGTACTACCTACTGCAGATATAAGTGCTGTTCAATCATTACCTGATGAGAAATCTACTGTTAGGCCACAGGTAGGTATAAATCCTATGTATGCTGCTTTTGGTGATTCGTTAGATGTGTTGTTTGATATATCACAAAGAGCACAAGCGATAGAGGCTGCGGAAGAACGTAATTTAGCTGATGTTGAATTGTCTAAGAGGATGCACCAAGCTATGATAGATTTAATGAGTGATCCTCAATATAAAAATTATTCTAGTAGAGAACTAACAGCTAAGTGGTTACCAGTATCAGAACAGATTAGAGATGATATAGCTGGTAGTATGTCATCGAATAAAAGTACTAATTTTATATTAGCTTCTTGGCAGAGTATGAATAATACTCAAATGGCTAATCTCACTAAAGATGGTCTAGCAAATACTTTTAATAGACAAACTAAATACAGAGCTAATATGCTTAGGGTATATCAAAATGATATAATAAATGGTGTTGATAATCAGTTATCTACTTTTGCTAAAGTTAAAAGTTTATATGATGAGCAAATATTGTTTGGTGTTATAGGTCCAGATGAAGCTGAGATAGAGATGTCTGCTTGGCAAAGTGATACTATGTCTTTATATTATCACAAACAAATATATGAGGGAGTTGAGTCTGGTACTGCTGGTTTTGAAAATAATTACAAACAATTAAAAGAAGCTATAACTGCTGATGAAGATTTAGATGGTCCAGACAAAAGAGCTTTACTTAATAATTTAGAAGTAGCTCGTAACAAAGGTAACACGAAAGAAGAAGAATATCTCACAGCAAAGATAGAAGCTATGCTCACTAGGATGGCGCAAGAAGGTGAAAGTAAAGCCGATGTTTTTATTGAAGAGGAGATACAAACAAAAAGAGGCGATGAGTATTTTAAAGATGTTTATTTAATACGCAAAGAAGCTGCTTTATATTCTTTTGAGACTCGTGTAGATGCTGAAGCTGTATATCAAACACAAGAATCTATAAAGGACAGTATAGAATCTGTTAAGAAATACGGCGTAGAAAAACCAGGCGTGAGAGATGAGATACGAGAAAACATGCCTAAGAAAAATGTATCTAAAATTCTAGCTAAATATGAGGACGATATATCAATAGCTAATATGATATATACAGTTAATTCAACTATTAGAAATAATTCTATGCATGCTGATATAGAATATTTAAAAAGTATTAAACCGGATCCTGAAAAAGATTTTAGTCAGTTAAAAGATAAGCAAGCTTTGTACGAAATGGCTGAAAAAACTGTTGTTAAAAAACATAGAGAGTTGTTGTCAGATCCTGTAGGGTGGATACGAAAAGTAGAAACAACTGAATTACCTATGCAGGATGGTATTATACCATTACAACCTACTGCTGAAATTGTTTCTGTTATTTCAGAAATTAAAACACCAGAAGAGATGGCTAGTTATATAAATGCTAGTAAGCAGGATCAAACATATTACGGTGTTCCTAAAGTTTTTCAGAGAATACTGTCTAAATCAGAAGCTGATGGTATGGTTAGTAATTTAATGTCGCAATCTTTAGAAGATCAGATTGGTATTATAAGAAGCATGAATATTTTATTTGGTGATAATGCTAAAGAATTATTTACAGAGTTATCAAGTAATAAAGGTAATAAGCTGCCTGCTCATTTTTATTTTGCGTCAACTGTTAAAGATACTATATTACAAACTAGAATAATGCGGGCCGGTAATATATCTAATGTTGATTTACAAAAAAGTGTTGTTGATAGTGGCCAGTATTGGTCTGACGTTAAAAAAGATGTAGATGATAGTATAGATGGGGAATTAAGTAAGTATATACAAACAGCTGAAGCCGAAAACCATGTAGAAGGTAACATAGAATATCTTGTTGAACAAATGGATATTATTAGAAAGATAGCAATATCAGAGATGGTAGCTAAAGGTAGTTTTAATATACAAAATGATATAGTAAAAGATATCGCAGAGCAATTGTATGGTGGATATGCTTATAAACTTCCTGGTTGGTGGTGGTCTGATGATGATACTTATAGATACCCAAAAGATAAAGAGGCTGATATTAATAGCGGTAAAAAAAAGATTATGAATATGGTTAAACAAAAGGGTTCTTTAGCTAAACCATTTGAAAATATTAAAAATATTGATAGCTCAGATTGGTATTGGACTAATGATGGAGACGATGCTATTATATTAAAAACCAGTCACGGTATTCCTGTATTGGACAAGGATGGGGACTACTGTACAGTTCCATTTAACCCAGTTCCACTTGATCGTAGCCCAATGATGTAATTGTATTAAAAACTAATTAAATAGGAGATAACATGAGGCCAGATGATGATATAAACTATTTTCACGATGAGCAGTGGGATGGTGACATTACAAATATACTTGGTTTTTGGGAAGAACAAGGTATATACTTTAAAGAAAGTTTTAAGAAAACACCCATAGCTTCTATGGCTGCTAATCTTCGGGCCTATGAAGCTACTACAGGTCAAGCAGTTGGGTATGCTCCAGGTGTTGGTTTTATGCCTGTAGGAATAAGAGAACCTGTAAATAAATTTACAAAAGAACAGTGGGAACAAAGCCCTTATTACAGGGACAATATAGATTTTTATAAAATGTCTGTTGGTGATGGTACTGTTACAGAAAAGATGGCGCAACTAGTAGCTGAATCTAAAGATGAAGAACAAATAGTAGCAGACTTATTGTCTAGTGCTAGTCAAAATACAACTCTTGGAAATATAATTAAGTGGCCTACTATGTTTGCGGCGCAGTTAATGGACCCGCTCAATGTTATGACGTCCATGGTGCCAATTTTTGGCGAAGCAAAATACATGTCGCTTGTAGAGAAGCTAGGTAAGTTAGGTAGGATTGGTGCTAAGTCAGCTCAAATAGCTAGTAATAGATATGTGTCTGCTGGTGTTAGAGGAGCTGTAGACGGCATGGTTGGTAATGCTATTGTAGAGCCTGTTATATGGAGCGCTGCAGCAGAACTACAAGAAGAATATAACTATATAGATTCTTTAATAAACGTTGGTTTTGGTGCTGTGCTAGGAGGGACTTTGAAAGTTATTGGTGTTGGGAGTAAAGATTTTTATACTTTTGCTCGGAAGGTGTTTAAACATACACCGGACGAGGTTAATTTAATAATAAATAATGGTGTTAGAAATCTAACAACTGGAGAAGGTGTAGATATAGATACATCTATTAAAATTATAGAGAAAACAAATACTCTTAAAAGAGAACCTGATACACCAAAGTATAGTGTTGGTCCAGACAACAAGCCTGTATTAACACGTGAAGGATTAGATAGGTGGAGAAAGGCTGGTGTTCCAGAAGAACTGTTAGATGGAACTCGTTGGGATTCATCTGGACCTCCTTCAGAAGGAGTTCCTCCAAGAGCACTTCCTGAATGGGTGTTAGGTTTGTCTGACGTAATCGCAAGAATAGTTGGATTTTTACCAGACGAGGACAAACACTTAGGAACTATTATACTAAGTATTATTAGGCGCGGACAAGCAACAGACGTGGAAGCTGTTGCTTTAAAGAGAAGTACTTTTTTAAGAGATATAGTAAATGCACATGGAGATAATTATACAAATGAACAGCTGTCAAAAGATATACTTCATCTATTTCACAAGCTGCTGTTGTCTGATGAACAATTACAGGCAAGAGCGGTTAAAGTACAGCAGGAGGTACAAGGTGTTTTAGCTGACGCTGAAAATTTAGAAATGCAGAGAGCTTTACGCGAAGCAGACGAAAGTAGTGCTTTGTTCTCTGATCCAGAAGAAGCGGCTTATTATGAAAGTATTATAGCAGACGAAGAAGCAAGGATGCGTGGTGAGTTTTATGATGAAGTTCTTAATGATGGTACTATACACCCTGAAGAACTTCCTACGGATTTATCACAAATACATTCTGACCAGCCTCAAGTTGATAGGTTGGGTGATGATATATATAGTGGTGTAGAACATCATGTGGATGTTAGGCCTCCTGAACCACAATCAGTGGGTGGCGCTGAACCTCACGTTGGAGATATTATACCAGCTGATCCACAGGCTATACATGTACAAGGTCCTTCAAGTGTAGGTGATCCGCCCATTGGTCCTTTACCTTATGCGCCCGAATCTCCTATGGCTAAGTGGGTAGCTGCAACAGGTGAAACACCTTCGGATAAAGTTATGCCAAAAGTTGATAAACAAGCAACAATAACTACAATAGATGAAACAAATATTTATACATTTACTAATAACATTGCACTTAATATTAAAAAAATGTTACAAGACATGGCTAATGTACGAAAGTTATTACCAAAAGAAAATTTTCGTTATTTTCATGCCCAGCTTGAGAAGTATAAAATAAGTGTAGAAGACTTAGCGATGCTAAGAACAAAGCTTATTGAGGATTGGGTTGTTCTGGACTTAAGACAACTAAGAAGTAAGTATGAGGCGATAACTGGCACACTTGTTGATATACGCACTGGTATGTCGTCGACAGAGTTTTTACCAGTAGAAATAGATACAAGTGGAATTGCACATACTAAAAGATTAAACTGGAGTTTAATTAATGAATATACACAGAGACTAGAGTTTTTACGTAAGCAATATCCAGGTGAAAATCCTATTAATATAGCACAGAGAGTTATAAACGAATACCATGAAAAAGATATTGCTAATTTACGTGGGCATATGTATAGCTTGCTTAGACGTATAGAAGGAAGTAGGTTTATTAAAAAGTATATGTCTAAAGGTAAAATAGAAGATCTAATAGATGATAATCTCGAACTAATGGCGAAAGCAATTATTGCTAAAACGGGGTTTGATGTACGCAAAGGAGGAGAAATCCCACCAAAGGCAGCTAAGTATATAGCTGATTTAAAAAAAAGCACAGGAATTGATTTGGTAGAAAGTATGCGTCCAAGTAAAGCATCTAAAGGCCCTACAGAAGTAGAAGCATTAAAAGCTTTTTTACTAGGAGTTACCAGAACTAGAGAAGGTGCTGGGTTGTCATTAGACTATTTAGCAAAAGCAAATGGTAATAAGTTGGCCGGGCAATTAGAGAATGATCTTATGCAGGCCTATCCTGAACTTAACCTAATTAAGAAAAAATTGTATAAGCTAGCTAAGTCAGAAAATCCTGAACTAACTAAAGCTATAGCCAATGAGATGTGGAATGCGTATTACGAGCCGGGTGACATTAGAATAAAAGATACTCAAAATCCTACAGCTAAAGTATTAGCAGCAATTTATAAGAAGTATCAAGACAAGGTTATAAGAAGACTAAACGAGTTAGGTGCTCATATTAAAGAAAGATCTCATTATATAATAAAACAAACACATGATAGAATTAAATTACAACGAGCTGGGTTTGATCAGTGGTATGAAAATACTATCAGTAGATTAGATATAGAAAAAACATTTGGTAATGATATAGAAATCACACCATTTGAATTAAAAGATAATCCACACTTTACGATAGAAGATAAGATTAGAGGATTTATGGAAGAGATATATAATAATCTTATTGTTGGTAGGTATCAACCATCTATGTTTGATAGTCCTACACACCAAGGCGGTTTAACTAGTAGGTTAAGTAAAAGCAGAGAACTTATATTTAAATCAGCAGATGATTTTTTAGCATACAACGATGTGTTTGGAACTAAGAGCACCATATTTGAAAGTATGTTTAGAAGTTTAAACGAGGCCGGTAAAAATATAGCTATGCTAGAAAAACTAGGACATGACCCACACGCTGCTTTAGATGATATGATTAATGATGTTATAAATTCTATAAATAAAAGCTTTACAAGGAGCTCTAAAGAAGCTACTAGACGACTAACAAAACTAGAAAAATCTAAAGAAAGATTACACAAGATGTTGGCTGTTGTTGATGGTACTAGTATGGTTCCAGACAATGTAAAGTTTGCTAAGGTAATGGCTAGTATAAGGCAAGTAGAAGATATGGCTAAACTGGGCGGTGTGTGGTTATCTTCTTTGATGGACGCGCCAGTAGCTAATGCTGAGCTGATGTATAATGGTGTATCCTATGATAAATCTATTACAAGTAAGCTTGATTATGTGTTTAATAACTTTGAAAAGGGTGTAGATAAACTAGAGTTTGCTAGGTTGATGGGACTAGGACTTGAGCATTTAAACACCGAACTAGTAAATAGATTTACAATACCAAGCGGTGTTAGGGGTGCGTTTTCTTGGATGCATAGTAGATTTTTTGAATGGAATTTATTACAGGCTTGGACTGATGGTATCAAAAATTCTACTGGTATAACCCTATCAGCTCATGTTGGTAAAAGTTTAAAGCAGTATGATTATGGTACGTTGTTAAAAAAGAATGCTGCGCTGGCCAATGCTTTACGTAGGTATGGTATAACTGAGAAAGAGTGGGCTGTTTTAAGAAAGGTTAAGCTTGATGCTGGAGATATGCTTATGCCTGAAGCAATAAGTAAATTGTCTGATGCAGATGTAAAATCTATAGTACTTGATAAATTTAATTTTGTTAATAAGAAGTCTTCGTATGAAATTAAAATAGATTTAGAAAATAAGTATAGAGTATATTTACTTGATAGGGTAGATGCTGCTGTACCTACTCCAGGCGGCTGGGAAAGATTAGCAGCTTATTCTGATACTAGACCAGGCACAATACTTGGTGAGACTTTAAGAGCTATTATGCAGTTTAAGTCTTACGGAATAACCTATACACGTAAAGTATTTGGTAGAGAGTTTAGAATGTCTAAAGATAATTTTATTAAAAATACGGGGCATTGGCTTGTTAGGCTAGCATTGCCGTCACTGTTTATATCAGCTGGAGTAGGCTGGGCCAAAGACTTAATAATAAGTGGTAAGAAACCACGTAAATATTGGGATTTAAGATATCCTAGAAATTTAATAACACTAGTTATGCAAAGCGGTATAGGAGGCATAGCTGCTGATTTTATTCTTGGGATGCAGAAAGGGTATGGTGTAGGTATATTTGATTCAGCTCTTGGACCTACAGCTAGTACTGTTAGAGATATAGGTAGTATTGGATATGATATAGCAGTAACAGCCGCTAGCAAAAGAAAGAAGTTTGGTAGGGATACTAGACTAATGAAAAAAACTTGGGACACCACTAAATCAATTTTACCTTATAATAATTTATTTTATACTAAACTGGTCCTTGACTATTCTATTTTTTATAGTCTTGAAGAATCGTTAGACCCAGGGGCATCTAGACGAAAAGAAAGAAGTTTGAAAAAACGAACTGGACAAGAGTATTGGGCAGGGCCAAGAAAAAGATTAAAACCACTAAAATAATGGAGTATAATAAATGAGTGTATCTACATATGCAACTAAAGAACAATATAATGGTAATGGTATAACAGATATATTTCCATTTACATTCAGAGTAACATTATCATCTGATATATTTGTAATAGTTACTGATGCTAATGGTATAGATATACCACAAACAGAAAATACCGAATATATGGTAACTATAAACGAAGATTTAGTTGGTGGTAATATAATATTTGATGAAGATTATATTCCTACTTTTGGCTCTATCGTGTCTGTTTATAGATTAGTAGATCTAACGCAAGAGACTGTGTATGTTGAGAACGATCCTTTTCACGCTAAAACTCACGAGGAAGCGTTGGATAAGCTAACAATGATAACACAGCAATTAGACGAAGCATTAGGTAGGTCTATTACAATACCTATTACTTCTACTATAACTGATTTAAAAATTTCACCTAAACCTAATATGCTTATAGGTTTTAATAGCGACGCCAGTGCGTTAGCATTGTATGGCACAGCTGCAAGTAATCATAATGATTTTGCCGGTCTTCAAGGCGGTAAAATAGCTGAGTATTATCATTTAACTTCGAGCGAATATACCGAGCTAAAAGATGTTTTAAACACTCCCTATATTCAAATTGAAACTGATCCTGT